ATCGTGAAGTTCTACTTTTGTGCCATCGACAAACACATTGCCATCCAACTGCAATTCCCAAAACATATCATCACGGGTATCTGCAATTTCACTTTCGTATTCGTAAACATCGTTTGCTGGGTTGTTTGCGCTCATATCGTGTTTCTCCAAATTTATGATTTAACGAATGCTATACCCTATTATAACATAAATCAACACATTTATGTATTTAATTTCAACAAGGGTGTTTACAATCGGTTTAGACTTCGATAGAATGGTCAGGCAGTTAAATAAAACGGAGCAGCAAATGAGCATTTATAACAAGCTGGCTAAAATCCAGCAAAACCTTAAAGCACCAAAAGGTCAGAAGAATAAGTTTGGCAACTACAACTACCGTTCTTGTGAAGACATCTTGCAGGCTGTTAAACCATTACTAGGTGACTTGTCATTAACGCTTAGTGATGAACTTGTCTTTAGCGGTATGCTAGAAGATGAAATAGTAGCGGCTGGTGTGACCGTTTCAACACAGCGTGTGTACATTAAAGCTATTGCTACACTAAGCAACGGTACTGACACTGTAACCGCTACAGCTTACGCTAGGGAGGCAAGCGTTAAGAAAGGCATGGATTCATCACAGCTAACAGGTGCGACCAGCAGCTATGCTCGTAAATACTGTTTAGCAGGGCTTTTTGCCATAGATTCTGAGGCTGAACGTGATTCAGATTCTACAAATAAACACGATGAAGACAAAACGGCTGACCTAGATATGTCATTAGAAGGTATGTCTGAGCCTGTACCTGTCGCACCAGCCAAACGTGTAAGTAAGAAGTTAATGCAAGATTTAATGACATTAGTCATTGAGAGCGAGGCTTCTGGTGAGCATACGCTGATGAACGAGGCACTAGCTGAGTTAGATGAAAACGAGAAGCAGAAACTGTGGAGCCAATGTACTGGCGCACAACAAGAATTTATTCGCAGCAAAAAGGGGATGTAACTATGAGTGACTTTGATAATAATAACCGTGGGGCTATTTGGGGCAATACTAAGAAAACCACAAATAATCACCCTGATCTAACTGGCTCCATTATGGTAGACGGTAAAGATTACTGGCTAAGTGGTTGGAAGCGCAAGGAAGGTGCTAACCCTAAATCACCAGCATTGAGCTTGAGCGTTACATTAAAAGACGTTCAACAAACACAATCACAGCCAACAGCAGCGCCAAAAGCTGACAGCGTTGATGACGATGACGATATACCGTTTTAGCAGGCAAAAAAAGCCCCACTTTTTTAAGGTGGGGTAAGTTTCTTACTGGAGCATTCCAAACAATATAACACATTTAGGGGAATTAAACATGAACATTGACATGGGTGCTTCACTGAGAGTAGCACAGGCAAAGTTTAAAATCACAGGGTCACAACTGGCTAGGTCTTTTAAGGTACACCCTCAACAGGTCATTCGCTGGCGTACAGGCCATGATATGAAAATATCGTTAGCTAACAGCCTAGCTCAATTTTTTGGCATAACGCTGTCTGAATTTGTGCGTATGGGTGAGTCTAATGGCTGATCTAAAATTCACCGTTACACTAGATAATGTCAAAGCAGAAATGAGAAAAGTCTGGGAAGCGGCTAATAAAGGCTTGAAAAGCGGTGAAGATGTCATTGTTACACTAGGCCGTGAAGGTACAACTAATCTTCAAGACAGATGCTACCATGCCATGATTGGAGACATAGCCAAGCAAGTTGATCTTGGTTATGGCCGAGACACATGGAAAGCATTGCTAGTTTCTAGCTTTGCTACTGAAAAGCAGCAGATGGGTTTGCCATTGCGTAACGGCAATAAATGGGTAACTAGCCTGTGTGGTACGCACATGGTTTGCATACGTCCTAGCGTTAAGACATTTAACAAGGCTATCGGTAGCGAGTTTATTGAGTTTTTGCACGTTAAGGGTGAAGAGTACGATGTTAATTTTACTGACAAAACATTAGCTGATTACGAAACTTACAGGCAGGCCAATGGCTAACGCTAAAAAGAAGTGCCGTTGCTGTAAAGAATACAACCTAGTTGAGTCAGGTATTAAGGTTCCGTTAGGCTGGTTCTGTTCAATGACTTGTGTGGTGCAACATGGCAAAAAGGCCGCTACAGCATCCTCAGACAAGCGCAAGCGAGAAACCCTTACCAAACTAAAGGAAAAGGTCAAAACAGCCTCAGAATGGCGCGTTGAGGCTCAGAGCGCATTTAATGCCTACATTAGACACCGTGATAGACACTTGCCCTGCATAAGTTGTGATGAAAAAGGTAGGCATGAAGGTATTGGTGGATACTGGGACGCTGGTCACTTTTTTTCGCGTGGAGCCAGATCAGAACTTGCCTTTAATTTATGGAATGTGCATAAGCAGTGTCATCGCTGTAACCGTTACCTGTCATCTAATCCACAAGAGTACAGAAAACGGTTGATTATAAAAATTGGCATAGATAAGGTTGAGGCGTTAGAAGCCTACGCTGTGGTAAGGCATGACATCAAATACCTACGCAGAATCAAGCAAATATTCAAAGCAAAACTAAAAATAAAAAGACTATTTAATGCGTAAACTAAAAACAACAAGCGATGAAATTAAAAAAGCTGCTGAGATGGCATCTGAAATGGGTGCTTTAAAACATTCATTGACCGAAGGTGGGGGCAACCAAGCTGGGTTTTTAGCAGAGATAGTTGTAGCCCGTCATATAGGGGCTAAACAGGCCAATACGTATGATTACGATCTAATCATGCCAGACGGTAGAACCATTGACGTTAAGGCTAAAAGAACCAGCGTGGAACCTAAAGAGCATTACGAATGTTCTATCTTTGCTTACAACACCACTCAAGCCTGCGACTACTACGCCTTTTGTCGCGTACTAAAGGATATGTCAACAGTGTGGATTCTGGGCATAATAAAGAAGAAGGATTATTACAGCAGAGCCACTAAGCGTTTAAAGGGAGATTATGACTCTAGCAACAATTTTACGTTTAAAACTGACTCATACAACATGAAAATATCAGACCTAAATCCATCTAATTAATCATTTCTTAAACAAAAGTGTTTACATTATTAACATAAGTGTGTATTATTACCGTAAGTTAATAAATAAACGGAGTATCACATGAGCAGCTACACATACCAAGACTTGCAAGCAGACCTAAAGAACCATGCCAAAGATAAGCATGATGAAGATGTGGCTAAGTGGCTACAAAGTCGTCCAGAGGTGGGTGCTTTAAATAGCGGTAAATTTTACATACACGCTGGCCCTGATCGTGTTTACACAGAAATAGAAGTGTTTTCATAACTAATAACGGGGCTACGGCCCCACGGAGCATCTTATGAGCAAATTACTAATTACTACACAAGTTCGTGAAAACTACGGAGCGCACGATTGGGACGGTCAAGGTACTTGTCCTCAGTATTGGAAGTGCAAAGGTGGCAGTGACTACGTTGTACTTGATATAGATGTTAATAAAGCATCAGATGTCTATGCGGCAGTGCAGTCTAAATGTGAGCAGCATGACGATTATTACGTTGAGTCTGTTATAGATTGGGAAGTAGTTGCAGACGATTACCTAACTTATGATGAACGTGACCAGTTAGAGTACGATGGTAAAATCACATACCCTGCAAAGCAGTTGGCAGCATAATTAAATAATAATAATGGGGCCACGGCCCCACGGAGCATATTATGAGTAAAATCGGTAATTACCTTGTAGGTAAAATTGAAGCCACATCATCCGCAGTTTATAACAAATCCCTAGGAAAAGTTGATTCTGTTAAACAAATTAACGACTATAAAATAGATGACGTTTTAAAAATGTCCAGTAGTCAATACAGCGAATACTTTTACGGCTGGATGGCTGAAAATACTAATGATTAGGGGGTGGGTTATGAAGGTTTTCAGAATGACTAAAAAAGGCTACCATGCTGAATCTAACCCAGAGCTAGATCAAATTGTGACCAAGTGGCATGAGACATTTGAAGCAACTAGGGTGGCTAGAAAAGAAATTGCTGCTGCTGCCCTTGCTGCTGCTATGGCTAATGATGAATTTCAAAAAGCAGATCAGGAGTGGCAGGCGTATGAAAAGCTACATGGTGCGCCTAAATGATTAGTGCTGTAATGTGCCTTGCTCTGAACCTCTACTTTGAGGCTAGGAGCGAGTCTGTAGCTGGTCAGCTAATGGTTGGCTTTTCTACGATGAACAGGGTAGCTAGTAAGCGTTACCCTAACACAGTCTGTGGGGTGGTTAAGCA